GCGCTAGGGTGTGGCGTGACAGGAAGGGAAACCCGGGCTTGCTGAACTACGACGACGTTCTCGACCAGCTGCGCGCCGTCGGAATTCGGCCGCGGGACGGGCGGCTGGTGATCGATGCGCCTGGCTTTCAGCGGTGCGTCGTCGACGGCGAAGGGCGGGAGACGCGAGGCTGGTACCAGCTGCGGTCGATGCCGCTGCGCGAACGGCCCGGCGAGTATGCCATTGTCGGGTCGTTTGGCGTCTGGCGCGGGGCCGAGAACGAGTCGCACCAGGTGGTCGTGCGGCTCGACGTCGGGATGACGCCCGAAGAGCGGTCGCTGATGCGGCAGGTACAGGTGCGGGCGCAGCGCGATGCGGGCGTCGAGCAGCTCCGGCTGCAGCAGAAGATGGCGGATCGCGCGGCCGGATGGTGGGCGCGCATGGATGTCTCGGGGCGCAGTGCGTACCTGGAGCGGAAGGGGCTGCCGGCCGGCAATCTCTACGGCGCCCGCGTCAGCGCGCGCGGTAACCTGGTGATCCCGGCCATCGACAGTGCGGCCCGCATCTGGTGCCTGCAGGTCATCTACTCCGACCCGGAGATCAAGGCCCGGAAGAAGCGCGACAAGGACTACACGCCGAAGTCGGCGACGTACCGCGGGCGATACTTCGTCATCGGGCCATCGCTCTACGCGGGCGGGGTGGCTCTGGTGTGCGAGGGCTTCGCGACAGGCGCGTCGCTGCACGAGGCGACCGGGCTGGCCGTGGTCGTCGCGTTCGCTGCCGGGAATCTGCAGCCGGCCGTGCAGGAGATCGCGAAGGCGCACCGCGGCATCCGGCTGTTGATCTGCGCCGACGACGATTACGACTGGCAGGCGATCCCCGACAAGCCGAAGCTGAACGCCGGCGTCGTCGCAGCGCGCCAGGCGGCTTTGGCTGTCGCCGGGGCGGTCTGCCTTCCGGTGTTCCCTGGCGATCGTCCGACCGTGACGCACAAGGGACCAACGGACTTCAACGACCTGCACTGTCACCCGCACGGCGGACTGCACCTTGTGGCGCAGCAGGTGACCGCCTCCTTGTCGGCCCTCGACTGGTTGCCCCGGTCTGCGGTTGCGTCTGCCAGGGGGCCAGCGGCATCAGGGGGTGGAGGGTCTGCCGCGGCGAAGCCTGAACTGCGCGCCTTCTACACGCTGGAAGAGGCGGTCGAAAAGTGGGTGCTGATCTACGGGTCCAACGGCTGCTTCTTCGACGTCGACGAGCACACTCTGGTGCCGAAGGCGGATGTCTACGCATTGACCGCCGACCACGTATCGCGCGACTGGAAGCGTCACCCGAACCGACAGGTCGCGCGAATCAGCGAGGTGGGGTTTGATCCGACGGAAACCGATGCATCGGTGCGCTGCAACCTGTGGGGCGGATGGCCGACGGTGCCGCGGGAGGGAGACTGCTCGATACTGCTCGATCTGCTGTACTACCTGTGCAGCGGCGAGCAGAACGGGCCGGAATGCGCGCAGTGGGTGCTCAAGTGGCTGGCGTACCCGATCCAGCATCCGGGCGCCAAGATGCGCTCGACGATCATTTTCCACGGCGACCCAGGCGCCGGCAAGAATGTGTTCTTCGAGGCGATCAAGGCGATTTACGGCGACTACGGCCGCGTCATCGATCAGTCAGCCGTCGAAGACAAGTTCAATGACTGGGCGTCGCGCAAGCTGTTCCTGGTTGCCGACGAAGTCGTCGCGCGCAACGAGCTGTACTATTTGAAAAATAAGCTAAAGGGAATCATCACCGGGGAATGGATCCGCATCAACCCCAAGCAGGTGGCCGCGCACGACGAGCGCAACCATGTCAACATGGTCTTCCTGAGCAACGAACTGCAGCCGCAGGTGATCGAGGCGGGAGACCGGCGATACTTCGTCGTCTGGACGCCGCCGAAGCTGTCGAAGCCTTTCTATCGCGATGTCGGGCAGGCGCTGAAGAATGGCGCCATCCCGGCGCTGCATCACTATCTGCTGCATCTGCCGCTGGGCGACTTCAACGAGCACACCGAGCCGCCGATGACGGCCGCCAAGCGATCGGTGCAGGAGTTGTCGGCCAGCTCGACGGATCGCTTCGTATCCGAATGGTCGGCTGGCGACACGCCGTGGCCGTTCGGCATGTGCTCCAGCGGCCAGCTGTACACCGCCTATAGCCGCTGGTGCTCGACGCGCGGCGAGAAGGCTCGGGCGCAGCTCCACCTCTCCGCGTACGTCGGCAAGCTCAACGGCTGGGCAATCCAGCACAAGGATGTCTTCGGCAACTGCATGTACTCCGGATCGCCGCGTCGCATGCGGATGATTGTCCCGGATTCCGGACTGATCGAGGACCACATCAAGCGGGGCGTCCCGGAGGCCGACCTGCGCAAGCCGGCGGACAAGAGCGAGGCGCAGTGGGCGACGGACTGCTTCTTCCGGATGTCGTCGGCGCTCGGAGAAGCATCGTGAACGCACGCATCGATGCCTCCGCACGCCTCACCGCACGCAGTAGCGCACGGTTCAAGTCCTTGTTTTCATTGAAAACGCACGCACCGCACGCAGTTTCGCGTACACGTATGCGCGCGACGCAGGCACACCTGCAGGCACGCATGCGGGCATCGTGCGGATTCATCGCGCGCGTATACGTGATTTCATGCGTGCGCCCCGTGCGTGCGCCTATCCATGCGGGTTACAGGCGTGCGCCCATGCGTGCGCCCATGCGTGCGGTGCGTGCGGTGCGTGCGCCGGGCAGCACGCGCGCGCGCGCTCTGGTTTCTCCTTGCGGATCCAGAAAGAAATGAACAGAAGGCTGAAGCCGATCGAGCTGGCCCGCTGCCTCGGCATCCACAAATCCTCGGTTTCCCGGGCCATTGCCGCCGGCCGCTTGACCTTGGGCGACGACGGCCGCCTCGACGAGCTGCAGGCGCTGCAGCAGTGGGCCAACACCAGGCACGGTGGCCGGCCGGATGTCGCCGAGCGACTGGAGCTGGCCCGTGCCGCCGCGCGGCAGACTGCCGACGCATCAGCGGCAACAGAGTCGTCCGACGCGCTGCCGGAAGCTGCGGAAGCCGCAGCGGAGACGGCAGCCGTGCCGGGCAGCCTGCAGGCGTACCGCATCGACCGCATGACCGCCGACAACGCGCGCCTGCTGCTGGCGCTCGATCTCAGCACCCATCGGCGCTATGTCGCCAGCCGGGCGCTCTCCGAAGCGCACGGCCTGGGGGCGACGCTGCGCGCGCAGTGCGAGCGGCTGGTAGACCAGGTCGCCGCGCAGCTCGCGGCACGCAGCGACCCGGCCGCCCGCCGATTGATCCTGCAGACCGAAGTGCGGCGGCTTTCCAATGCCGTGCGGGCCAGCTTCCCCGCGGCCCTGCGGAGACTTCGCGACGCCACCGATGGGAAGGGTTTGGGATGAGCCAGAAAGGACGCCTGCGCGCGCAAATGCCCAACGTCGCCGAATTCGTCGACGCCTTGCGGGATGCAGGCTACGGGCCAGACGTTGAAGCCGCCATGCGCAATGCCCTGGCCGGCTGCTGCGACTTCTACGCAGCGGAGAACGGGCAGGTGTTTGGGAAAAAGTACGTTTCATCTACAAGGAGCAAATAATGGGTTCGGTCGTGATGAAGAATGCAACATTAAGATTGATTCCTTTTTCAGAAGGCATCCCGTTTGAAAGCAGATCGTCTTTTGCGATCAGCAGAGGGTAAGCGGAATGGACGTCCAGCGATGCAAACCGGGATCCCAAGCCCTGATCATCACCGGCCACGGCAAGGAAGCGATGGCGCAGGCCGTCGCCGAAGGCCGTGTCCAGACCTACACCGTGACGAACGCCAACATCTTCAGCCTGCCGGACTACCTGGGCCAGATGCTCTCCGGCCTGCCGCTCGCAGTCACGCCGCGCACCGTCATCGTCAACGGCTTCCCGCGCGGCCGCGTCGCCCGGTCACGCCTCCTGCGCACCATCATGAGCCAGACGCTGCGCATCGGAAACTGGGTGTTCGACACGCCCGCCTTCATCTTTTGCGTCAGCGACCGCGTCGTGCTCGACGTCTGGAACGACGGCGTCTTCCGTTGGAACATCATCAACATCGGCAAGAAGGAGAAAACCAAATGAGCAGCCACGGTCACCCGCATCCGTGCGCGCGTGCCGGCTGCCGGCACTACCACAAGGTCCGGACGCCGCCATTGCTTGGCATCTCACGCGCTGTCGAATGGTGCGCCCGGCACGTGCCGATCATGGCGCCCTGCGACCATCTCGAGCCCGAACGCGCCGCCCAGCAAGACGACCGCACCGACGGCGCATTCTGCGCCAGGCCGCCGCGCCGGTGCCTGGCATGATCAGCGTGCGCCTCGACGGCCTCGACGCCCTGCAAGCCGAGCTGTCGGGATACGGCCGGCAGATCCCGTTCGCCGCCGCGCAGGCCATCACCATCACCGGGCACGCCGTACACGCCGACATTCGGGCAGAGCTGTCGGCGCGCGTGCAAGGTGGCGCCACCCCCTACACCCTGCGCGCGTTCGCCGTCACGGGCGCCACCAAGGCCGACCTGACCGCCACCATCAGCCTGAAGACGCCGCAGCAAGCGCCCGGCACGCCATACGAGCAATCGATCGGCCATCTGTTCCGTGGTGGTCGGCGCAGCATCAAGCGCATCGAAGACTGGCTGCACGCCCGCGGCATCCTGCCGGCTGGCCAGCAGATCGCGCCCGGCCGCAGCGCGCCGATCGACGGCCGCGGCAATGTGCGCCGCCAGGCGCTGCAGGAAATGCTCGGCGTCCTCGCCGCCGCCGGCCGCGGGCTGCGCAACCTGCGCGTCTACCGCAAAACGGGAAAATCCAAGGGGCCATCGGCGGTCGGCTTCTTCGTCGCCCTTCCGGGCGCTGCCCGGGCCAAGCACCTGCACCCGGGCATCTATCGGCGCGTCGAGCGCGGCGGCGAATCGGTCATCGAGCCGTGGTTCTACTTCGTCGCACCAGCCCCGTACGCGCGCGTCTTCGACATCGAAGCGATCGCCCGGCAGACGGTGTCCAGAACCTTCGCCGACACCTTCGCCAGGACGCTGGCGAAGGCCATCGCCGGGGCCCGCTGATGGCCACCCTCACCGAAGTCCAAACTGCGCGCGCCCGCCTGCTCGCGCAGCAGTCCGAGCACGAATACCGATCCGCCCTGGCCGACACCGTCCCGGCAGACCATCTGCTGTCCGCCGCCATCGGCGTCCGCCGCCAGGTGATTGATCTGCTCGCCGGCCTGACCGACCGCCTGCTCGAGTGCGTCGCCGACCAGGCCGACGAAACCCGCGTGCACTACCTCCTCACCGAGCAGATCAACCAGGTGCTTCGCGAAGCCGGCGACCGCGCCCGCGCCGTCACCGCCAGCATGCCCACCTTCGGCGCCGAGTTCCGCCGCGGAGTGCGGCCGCGCGACCTGCTCACCGTGTCCGAATGGGCCGCCCGCCACCGCGAACTGAAAAGCGGCACCAATTCCCCCGGCCCGTGGCATAACGACCTGACGCCCTACCTGGTCGAAATCATGGATGCCCTCTCCGAGCATTCCGCGGTGCGCCAGGTCTCGTTCACCAAGTCGTCCGGCATCGGCGGCACCGAGGCCATGTTCAACTGGAT